TCAGCAGGAACAAGCATTGATGTTTATTCATATCCCTACGCTGCCTTTGAGACAAAGATACAGCAGAAGCTTGATGGGACATTTCCTGGTCCAGACCTTCCAACAACGTTTGTAGGAAATATCACATTCAATGTGACGAATAACACCTATGGATCTGTCATAGCAGAGGATACTGCTGGAAACATTTATTATTGTGGTAACAGCTTTTACAACGACAGTAAGCACATTCATTCAGTTGATCTGACGACACTGACAACAACACAGATAGGATCCTGGACGGCTCCATTGTGGGAAGATGTAATGCATTATTATAATGGAGAGCTTTGGCTTCTTCGTGAAGATACAGACGACCACGAGAGGTTTGATATTGCAACAGGTGTAACAACAGTGGTTGTAAAGCCAGGTCATCTGTCGCATCCGCCAGGCGCATACATCCCAGCATCAATAGTAGATGGTGTAATATATTTTGGAGAAACTCAAGATGCATCCGCTCCATTACCGCCATCAAGCCCGTATGTTGCCCCACCTGTTGTAGGATATACATTGACAACATATGACATTGCAACAGGTGTTTGGGACACAACAACATTTGATAATATAACGTTGGTATCTTGTGGAGGAAGCAGATAATGAAAATAGATGAAGCATATCAGATAGGCGCAATAACAAAAGATGAGAATGGAAATGTTGTTGTTACGATCACGATAATAGATGGTGATGTTATTGATCAGAATACAGACAACAGAAAACAAATAGCTGAAACATTACAAGCATTGTGGAAATACGGTTTAGCTTATGAGCATTAAAGATTGCTTCGGCACAACAGATAGCAGCGGCGGTGGACAACAGGCTGGAGGAAGTTCTTCAACACCAGAATGGATCCAGCTTGATATGACATCAGGTGTCACTAAGGTTTCACACATGAACAATGGTGCTTCTTGTTCAACAACGATGACACAAGCCAGCCCAACAGCTGATATAAAATTAGAATGGACAACTGCTTCAGGTACAACCAACCAAAGGAAATGGGCTAAAGACCACAACCTAAATGGTGTGCTAAGAAAAGGAAACAGTGTTCAATTGTCAGATACATATTGGATAGACACAGGGATCCCAATGGAGGAGATTGATTCAGTCAGCCTTTGGATCGATCCAGTAAAATTTCATGTCAATGCAATGAAGCCTGTTCTTGGTGTGATATTGAATAGTGAAATGGAGGTTAATGATGGTATCGCCACAGGCGGTGGGAATTTTGCTTATGTTGCAATGGTATGTGAAACAGGTGGGACACAAAAAGCTAAGATCACCACAAAGAATGCTACAGCATCGAATGTATTAACAGGATCATCTACAGCAAATGAAACCGATATGTTTGTCAGGGCTACATTACCAGTATGTCCTTCGTTTAATATGAATACACCAGCTAAAGCAGGACGTATGGGATGGAGGAGGCAAGATGCAAGATGGATAGACAGCGCAGCTAATAATTATAATAGCACAAATGCAGCTGTTTCATATGGTGGCCAAAGCGAATGGTATTATAATGAACCAGGGGATACATTAAAGATTGGTATTCTTCAGGCTTGTGGTGCAACAGATGTTTTATCAGCTGTAGGAACAAAGGACATGAAAGCCAAGATATGGTATTTGATAAATAAAAGCACAACAGGATGGAAGCCATGAAAAAGAGATTACATTTAATTGAGCCTGATGTAGGTGCATTGGTGCAACAGATATTAGAACAACCTTGGGGATGGGATGAAATTCTTAGGGAAGCAATCCTCCCAAATTTAAGCACAACAGGATCAGGTGACATTGCGAATGCTGATGAATTATTTATGTTTCTTGATAATTTTATAGAACAATTATTGTCTGAGCAGTTATGATTATGGAAGACATGTTAGTAACAGTATTAGTTGAGGGCGGAGCAATCGGTCTATTAGGACTGGTATTATTCATGTTCAACAAACATTTTTGTAGAATGCTAGATAATCATGATGAAGACAGGCGAACATGGCTTGAGGCAATTAAAGAGATAACAAAAAAGTTAGGACTTATCGAAGAAGACGTATCAGATATCGAAGAGGATCTAACAACAATGAAGAATACTTTAAAAAATATAGAGGAGAAGTTATGAGATTAAGCAATGTTAAAGCAATAGGTAGAACATTATTGAATGCGATCAGGACAGCTGAAGATTTATTTAGTGATATACCTAATAGTGGCGCAGATAAAAAACAGTGGGTAGTAGAAATCCTCAACGACAAGATCAACATACCATTTATCGGTGAAAAAACCGAAGCCAAGGTATTTGGTGTGATAGTTGATATAGTCGTTGAGGTATGGAAAGAACTAGATTGAATATAATTTAATCAGACGTTGGTGTTCTATTTTGGCATCATCATTAAATTCTGCTTTAAGCATTCTTGTATATTTACTTTTTAAAGATTGGAATATATCAGGGAATGCTTTTTGTATATGGGGATTAGCCAAGGCATAGTGTAGCATGGCGTCTGTGATGTCAATGGTGGTACCTGTGTAACCCACTGTTGTATCCTGCCAAGCAATCTTATAGGTAAATCCAGGACAGTTATTCCGTTGATTAGAAGAGGCGTGAGCAGCAAACATATGGGTGCCAACAGATTCCAAATGAACGAAGTGTTGCTTAAGCTTTGAAGCATCGAACATATGGACTTTAAAGTCAGCGATGTTTTGTAATGCAACAATTTCGATTTGATCATTGTATTCATACCATTGAGGACGTAGTGCTTTGTTATTGTCCTTATAAACTTCTATGACGGCTGTTGGGTATGACAGCTGTTTCCAGTTAAGTGATTTAAGCTCAACTCGAAAGTGTCGATTGTAATCCTTTGGTTTGCCTGCGACTAGATCGTAGGGGAATAGGTCATGATCCATACGTTGTACAGAATATTTAAGACGGAGCTTCATTGCCAGTGCTTGTTCACACCATTCAGCTTTAAGTAAGTCAATTGAAAAGTTCTGCATTGTATTAAGCCTTTACCATAGTGACGGGTGCGTTAGTAGCCTTAAGTGATAAGCCACGGAAGACGTTCATTAGATGACGTTTGTGTGTGATGAATGTCTGTCGGGTGACAGATTTACCGGGGTAGTTGAGAACGTGCCTATGATCCTCATCGTAACGGATTGATGTGGCACCTGTCATGACAGCGAAGATGAATTGTTCACGTGGTGTGGCATAGTATTCGATGTATTCAGCCATTAATAACCATAAAGATTTAGGAGCAAGAGCATCGAACACGTGCTTAGGTAGATGTTCATTAGCCCTGTAAGCATTCAGTGGTGGTCCAACAGATTGTGGTGGATTGACTGTTTGATCTTGTTCAGGTTGAACAACACCGTCGTGGTTATTTAGTTGTTTATTGTGTTTGTAAAACATTGTGTTTTCCTTTTTGTTAGTATATAGGATTTATTTCCTATAGTATAAGTATACCATAAAAAGAAACTTATGTAAAATATTATTATAAAAAAAAAAAAATAATAAAAAAAACCCTCCACCTGTAGAACATAGCCATATGCACAGATGGAGGGGAAAAGGATACCAATACGATAGTTTCAACTTTGTATTAGTGTGATGTGATGAATAGAATCACATATATAATATATCATATATAGTAGGCAATGTAAAATTTTTTTTAGATTATTTTAAAATAAATAGGGATGTTTGGGATTGGGCAGCCTATTTATATTTAGTGATATACAATCTAGTAATAGTATGTTATAGTATAAATAGGATAAGAACATAGCCACCTCATATTTTGTGGCAACTGAAGTGTGATAAATGCTTTTTTAGGATGTGATGCCACCAAACGCCGGCTAGTAGATATAAGAATAATATTACGTTACGTGAGAACCTGAGAGGGGGAACCAAATTAGTTAAACGATAATTAAGGCTGATGCTAGTTGTTTGGGTAAAGATGAAAGGGACAGGGAATGGTCCTGGTATGCTTAGAGGAAGTGGTTATAGTAGGCTGACGCCAATAGCCTATGACTTAGACACCTTTAAGATGCTCGCAAAGTTATAATACGAGATTACTTTAGATCTTATTATAATGCCAAACAGCCCGACTGAAGGATTGGAATATTATGTCCCAACCTAATAGGTTCTTATGCTTTAAAAGAGATATAATTTTTTTTTATTTTTTTGAAAATAAAGATAAACAAAAGTAATTTGAATAGTATAATATTTATATGAATGATTAAATGGTTTGATTGTTTGTAAAAAAAATAATAATAAAAAAAAGGAATTATTATGAAAGCGAATGTAATAAATGAGATGGGTAAGATAGTAAAATTCTATAGTGAGCTGGAGGATCCTCAGTGGTATGGGGATTATGGTGATATAAAGAATGTGAGGTTAGTTGATAGTTATGTTAATAAAGAAGGATGCCGTATTCCTCATCCCTTTGACGTTGAAAAAGGCTTTGGGACGAGAATAGAAGAATGTAATAGGTGTAAGATAAATGTTGGAGATTATGTTGAAGTTGTAATGTTTAATCGTCCGGGTAAGCTTCAGAAGTTTGAAATAGTAGGGTTATTGGTGTTTGAATCGATATATGAAAGTGAAAAAGGTTATGTTTTCGAGTCTGAGACTGATACTGAAAGAGGTTATGGTGTAATTGAATATTGTAAGTTAATAGTTGATAGTGGATTAGTAGATGATAATGGATGTAATCGTCTTAGTCTGATAAGAGAATGGGATGATGCTTTAATGTGGATGGCTGATGACCCTGATGGTAGGACTGTTGGAAGGTGGAATGAAAGGATAATAAAGAAAATATAAGAAAATATTGTTAAGTAAATAATATAGATCCTCAGCCGAGTCGGCTGAGGATTTTTTTTGAAATAAATATAATTATATAGGGATGTTTGATGTTGAGCAGCCTATTTATAATATAGGAGATAAATGATGATTGAAGATTATATAGATAGAGAGATAGAGAAATTTGATAAAGAATGTTTGAGGCTGAAGATGGATTGGTTGATAAAGATATTATTTGAAGATGAGATAGATGAAAGTTTATTTGAAGATAAAGTAAATAAAGATGTACAAAAGTAAAAAGGTATAGTATAATATATATGAAGGATGGAAGGATAGATGATGTTAGATTTGAATGAGATGTGGAAAGGATTTGATAGTAATGATATTGGTAAATTGTTTCAGTATGAAAATGATGTAGGTGTTATTGTCGAGTCTGACGAAAATATGTATTATGGGCTAATAAAAAACAAGATGTATAAGATAGGTGTAGATAAAAATAGTGTAGATAAAGATTTGATTATGAAGGTGAATAAATTTATGTGTAATCCAGACACTATCAGTGGAATAATTAGTAAGGATTTCAGTAGAGGCGATATGATATTGTTTGAATATCAGGATGTTGATGGTGATTTAGAATATGAAAATAGTTTAGTATGTTATGATTATCAGAATGATGTGATAGATTATAAGGGAGATGGATCGCATTGGGAAGTTAGATTTATCAGAGAGATGGGATTAGGTAGAACAGAAGGAGGTAAGATGTATGTAGGTGAAGTGTTGAACTTAGTAGTTTTTTGAAAATAAAGATAAACAAAAGTAAAGTGAATAGTATAATATATATATGAATGATTGAAGGATCGATATGGTATTGATTATGAAATTGTTTATAGAAAAAAAAGGAAATGATTATGTTTAGATGTAAAGAATGTTGTAGTGATAAAATTGCTAAAGGATATCAGAGGACGACAGTTTGGTGGGAAGATGTAAATAAAACTGTTGATGTGAAGTTATCTTATAAGGACGAATTTGATAGGCTGAATGCTAATTCGTCTGAATATGATGAAGAATTGGAAGAAGAGATGTATTGTTTTGAATGTCAAGATGAAGTTGAAACAAAATATGTAGGAGATTTAGATAACGAAGAAGGGGATATGATAAAGCTCGATTATAATTGTTGGGGTAAGCTGAAGGATTATGGTCCAGGTTTGATTGTGAAGGTGAATAAATATTGTTATAAAATTCTTGATGATGGTGAGGTGTGTAGTTATGGTAGTTATGATGTATTGTGGAATGATATGGTAGTTGAGGTAGTGATGGATGATAATTTAGATTATGTAATAGTAAAATATAATGATGAATGAGAATATTTATATTGAAAATATATTTGAATGAAGAATGAATGAAGATATATTTTGACAAGATAAAATAGATTATAAATTTTTTGAAAATAAAGATAAACAAAAGTAAAGTGAATAGTATAATATATATATGAATGATTGAATAGGTTGATTGTTTATATTGAAAATAAAAAAGGAAGTGATGTAATGAATGTATATGATTATATAGATATAGGATGGTTCGTAGAGAGAGATGATAAGAATATTAAATTTGGATTTAGAGGTATGAATAATGAAATAAAATCTGGGTATAATATAAGTAAAAGAAATATGTCAGGGTTTATGAAAGATTTGGCTCAAAAAGTATGTGATATTTCAGTGAGGGGTTTGTTGTGGTATGAAAAAGAGGGATGGGTAGATGACCAAGTTTATCTGTATAAAACGGATGATGAAGAATTGTATGAAGATATAGAGATGATTTATAAAAAGAAAATATGGAAGAAGATGAAAAAGGGATGGATAAAGAAAATGAAAGTAGAGAGAAATGGAGAGATAAAAAATGAAAAGATAGAAAATCCTGAGAATTATATTGGGATGAGATATTATGAGGATGATAAATATCTTGGTGATATTTGTAATATAAGTGCTATGATTTTAGGAGAAGAGATGTTGTATAACGTAAAGTTTTATGATGCTGAGGATGATTGTAAATATAGAATTAGAAATAGAGCTGGATTAATAAGATAGAAGGATTAAATCGGTGATGGCTGGCTTGACGCTGGTTGTCACCGATTTATTAATTGGATAGATTATATAGGTAGAAGGATAGGATAGAACAGAGGGGGAATGAGAGGATGATAGAAGAATTAGGACAACATAAAATAAAAAACATAAAGAGGAGAGAGATATGGAAGATAGAAAGAATAATAGTAATCCTTCAGTGCGACAGCAATAGTGTGTTAGTATGAAGAATTATAGAGGGGCAAATAGAACATATCAGGAAGTAGCAGATAAGATAGGAATGAAGAAGCAGGCAGTGTATGCAGCAGAACAGACAGCGTTATGTAAGATGATTAACAACACTAGAAGAGAATTAGGACAGGATAAAATAAAAGATATAAAGAAGAAAGATAAGGATTGTATGAAAGAAGCGTTATCAGCTTACTACGAATTACTGAGGCGTGATGAATGGGTGGATGATTAAAGGATTTTACAAATTGATTTATAATATATAGGGTACGATTGTTTTAGATAATGTATTTAGATTTAGAGGAAACAGGAAATATTGGATAATAATATGGTAGAACGGGGAGGACGGAGGACAGTTGATTACAAATGTAATGAAACAGTTTATGATAGTAACATTGAAAATAGGTGTATATGTTTTGATACACCTGTAAAAAAGGGCCCAGAATAGTGGCCTCAGAATACAAGGATGATTGGCGATATATAGGCTGTGATACGTGGAGACTAGATAAATTGGCGGGGAAATATAGTCCTGAAGACGACTGGATAGAAGAAATAGACAATACTAATAATCCTCAGGGCCGTAGGCAGTTGTGTTTGACTGATTGGCTGCAATCGCAATTGACTGATAGGCAGTATAAAATAATAAATGATTATGCTTGGGAAGGCCGGTCGATGGCGGTGATAGGCAGTGAGCTGGGAATAACGAGGGTAAGGGTGTGGCAAATATATAAAGAAATATTAAATATAATGAAGATAAGGTGTGACGGGGATCACGAGAAATATAAGGAATTATTTATCGGTCAATGACTGTTGTTGGCCGGTGATTGGCAGGAAACAGTTGACGACCAAATAATAAAAATAATATGTACAAAGGAGAAATAGAAAATGCATAGTAAGATGAAGAGAGCAATAAAGGATAGAGATATAGAAGGCGTGTTATGGCGATTATGTCAGGAGGCGTTGGAAGATTTTGATTTAAGTAATAATTGTAAGATAGGACGACAGACGTTTAGTAATCTGTTAAGTACGTTAAGTCAGATGGAGATGCTGAGGAGGAGGAGAGATGATAAGAATCTGGATGCGACGATGAAGGAAGAGAATAAGGCGTTGGATGAATGGATAGGATTGAAGGTAGTGAAATGAAGCAATATAATTGCTAGAGGAATAAAATAAAATAAAAGTTATTATTTGTTATACTTAAGTAAGGTGATAGGGTATAATATATTATGATTAAAAAAAGGAGATCATAATGGAAACTAAGGAATTAATGGATAAGATAAGGAACTATTTGATGGATGGATGGAAAGGAAAAGGAAAAGGTAGAGATTTGGAAATAGAGAAAGAGATTGGGGATATGGCGGAAGAGATGATGAAGAGGAATAGGGTAAGGAAGATAGAGGAGATAGAGGTGATAGAGGTTGATGTTGAATGGGATGATTTATTGAGGGGATCTTGATTTGTTGTATATTGAATATTGAATATTATGATTTATTGAGGGGATGATTATTAGTATTAGTAATTTAGGTAGGGGGATAGTAGTATATGTTATAAGTAGTATGATATATAGAAAAACTTTCCTTCCGATATAATAATAAATAATATAATATATAGGGGTATACCTTTTTCTATATTAGGCACTAATATAGAATTACCCCTCGAAATAAATCTTTTCAGTTTTCAACTTTTTATGAATCACACTAACAACACATGCGTATAGAACAAATATTAAATAACCCTATAGACTTTATCAGTCGTCTTAAGATAATCGGGAAAGATGGGAAAATCGTTAACCTGTCACCCACGTCGGAACAGATAAAAATGATTGAATCCCTTGTCACTGATGAGGACTGTTTATTCCTGAAACCCCGACAGATTGGAGCATCTACAATAGTATCAGCGTTCCTGTTCTGGAAATGGTATACAAGCAATGAACCGATTACTATAGCGATATTATCTCATAAGTTATCTTCAGCAAAACACCTATTGCATATGTACAAATTTTTCTATAGTAAATTACCTGCTGCCTTACGTCGTCCTCTGATAGTAGAAAATGCAACGGAGATAATATTAAAAGATAGTGGTGCAAAGATAATGGCGGTATCAGGCGAGGCCTCTGGAGGATTACGGTCATTCACGTGTAATAGCTTACATATATCGGAATATGCTTTCACACCATCACCTGAAGAACTTAAAGCAACTGCTGTAGCTGCGCTGAATGGTAATCAGCTTATTATTGAATCAACGGCTAATCATTATGGGGATGCATTTCATAGAGAGGTACTGAAGGCACAGAGAGGTGAAGGTAATTGGAACTTTAGATTCTTTGGCTGGAATGAGCATGAGAAGTATAAACAAGATTATCCATCTACCTATGAGCCTGAGGATGTTGAATATGCGAATAAGCATAAGCTAACCAATGGTCAGATGTATTGGCGTGATAACATGATTCATCGTCTGGGTACCGCGAAGTTTATGAGGGAATATCCATTGGAGATAAAGGATGCCTTTGCTCAGAAGGGAACGTCGTACTTCTCTGATGATGATATGAGATATATAGAGGTGTTAAATGTTGAGGCTGAAAATAATAAGTATTATCAGTTCACTGTTCCAGATCCAGACGGTGCCTATGGTATTGGTGTGGATGTGGCTAGTGGTCGTGGTGGTGATTATTCTGTTATAACTGTGCTTGATAAGATGACGTATCAACCGGTGGCTATGTTCCGTTCAAATACAACAACACCTGTTCAGTTAGCAGAACATATACATCGGATGGCTGTTGAATATAACAATGCAAAGGTGTTAGTAG